TATTGGGACACGCCGAAGGGGCGCGTTTTCAGCCTGCGTTCGAGTGCCGACGGCGCGGACGTTTCCGAAGTGGCGAAGCAATACGGGGGTGGAGGGCACCGCAATGCTTCCGGCTTCACGGTCAGCTTCGCCCAGGCGCAGGCGTTCGAGGTTTTGACGCACAACGTCTGAAATAACCGGCGTGCCGGCATTATCGGCACGTCCGGGTTGATTGATTAGTTCGGCGGCGTGTCACCAGCGCCGACTTTTGAAAGGAACTGAAATGGAAGCAAGCAGTAGGTGCCCGATTTGCGGAGTGGACACACCGCACGAACATGACGGGGCCACGGTAAAGGAATACCGTGAGGAGGAGCTTTATTGGGGCCGGATAAACCTGGAGAAACACCAGAAGATAGCCGCGAGACGGCAAGCAGTGGACGCCAAGTTTCTGAGTGAATTCCAGTGCCGAATTGACGAGGCAACGGCGGCAAAAGCCAGATACGAAGCTGCTTGTCCTTGCTGCCGAATAGCGCGAGTGAGCGACGAATTTATAAAGGACACGATTGGCACGCTGATTGTCTATGAATACGGATGGAAGGAAGGGAGCGGCGGAGACACTGTTCATTGCCCTGAGTGCGGCTCCTGCCTGTGGGATAAGTCGTGACGCCGAACGTGGAGTTCAGCGGGGGTGCGCGCCACGAAATGGAGTAAGAGCGATGACCGAACAAGTAACCACTGACGACAGCAGCATTGATAGCGCAGCGTCCGCGTTGAGCGCCGGGTTCGGCGTATTTTCTGTCTGGCGGCGCAGCCACTTCGAGGACCGCTGGAGCCAGACAAGCCATAGCGTGACAGCGCGGACTGACAAGGAGGCGCAAGCGAAAGTGAAGCGCAAATTCTCGGGCTGCGGCTTCTCAGCGATGAGCCTTGTCGCTGTGAGATATGGCAAGACGCCGAACGATCGAGTTCAGGCGGGCGAAGCCTCGCCTGCAACGACGGGTTCGGCGCAGAAAGGATTGTGATGGGAACAGTGATCGAAACAACGGTGGGTATCACCGCCACGCTTACGCTGAACGAGGGCCAACTGCGGGCGCTGGATGCCTTGGCTGGATACGGCGACGAGGCATTTCTCAAGGCGTTTTACGTCAAGCTCGGGAAGCACTACATGCAGCCTTTCGAGGGCGATCTACGCGAACTTTTTAGCTTGGTGCGCAAAGAAGTTCCGGGTGCCCTTGCTGCCATTGATGACGTGCGGCAAAAGATGGGCATCAACAAATCTTCAGGAAAGTGGATCAGGAAATGGGCAACGCCGTGACGCCGAACGCAAAAGTCAGCGGCGCCGGTACGGCGTCCGCTGGACTGCCGGGTTAGGTTGCTATGCCGATCATTTGGAAAAACAACGCCCCAACATGCTGCGACCTTGTAGTAACGGGAAGCGGGTACTGCATGCTTTGCTACCAGCAATATGACCCGCGTGCGCTTTACGACGAGTTTCTTGTGAGGAAGAAAGAACAGATGGACGCGATGCGTGTTGTGCAACCTAACGTCTCAAGTGACCGGCTGGCCGAGGACAAAGGAGAGTGATTGACATGAGCGAACAAGAACAGCAGGACGCAAACGAAGGCATCGTCGGACAGTCCGCGTCGACTGCCGGGTTGGGCTGGCACGAGGCAACAGAGACACCAACTGAAACAGGCTGGTATGAGTGTTTAGCCATAGATGACAGGTGGAACGGAGAAATGCGCTACAGGGCGTGGGGTAATGGGTACTGGTGGACACCATTAACGGACGGGTGGCTCTCTGGACGAGATGGCGTTTATCGCTGGCGCGGGCCGGTAGCAGACGTGAACGGGCCTGCGCCTGACGGGACTAATCCGAATTGAGGCCCAACGTGTGATATGCGTCACGCCATAAAACCGATTAACCTTTTAACATAAAGGAACCAAGTACATGCCGCAGCTTAAAGCCGACTTAACAATCAGCATCCGTGCTGGCGAAAGGTCATTCACGTTGAACTGTATTCGACTTCCAGATCGCAGTTTTCTGGTCAAGCGAGGACGCAATGTATCAATCAAGATGCCTCGCGCCACCCTCTCTGAAATATTTGACCAGTCCCGCAAGTGGGCGGTGAGTCACACATGACCTACCGCACGCTCTACTCCTGCGAGTCCTGCGGCTGCGGCTACTGGCACGGCAAATACAGCACCAGTTGCCACCATTGCGGTGCCGGTGACTGGCTATCACACGGACTCGCGCCAGTCGTCGTGCCGTGTGATACGGAATGCTATCCCGACTACTGGCTGTGTCGTGTCGGCGACCAGTGCTTCCAGACCTTCCCCGGCCAGCCGCTCGATACAACACGCATGCGGCAGGCGCTGACCAACGCGACGATGCTGACGTTCAACGGCAATCATTACGACCATCCGATGATATCGCTGGCGCTGACCGGCGCTGACGCCGCTACATTGTGGGCGGCGAACAACACGATCATCGTACCGGGCGGGCAGGGTCTGATGCCGTGGGAATTCGAGCGGCATTGGGGTATCAAGCTGCTGCAATGGGACACGATCGACATCATGAACGTCGCGCCCGGTCAGGGTGGCCTGAAGGCGTACGGCGGCAAGATGCACATGCGCAAGATGCAGGAGTTGCCGATACCTGTCGGCACCAGCATCGGCCTGTTCGACCGCCCTGTGATACGCGACTACTGCTGCAATGACTGCGAGACGACAGCGGCTCTCGGTACGGCCATGTCAGCGCAGATCAAGCTGCGTGAGGAAATGTCGCTGGAATACGGTATCGACCTGCGCAGCAAGTCCGATCCGCAAATCGCCGAAGCGGTCATGAAGTCGTTGCTGCCATTCGAGGTACAGATACCGATCGTCGCGGCCGGTGCCACGTTTAATTATCGACCTCCTGCATGGATGTCGTTCCGCACCGAACAGATGCAGGACGTGTTTCGGACCATGTGCAACAGCAAGTTTGCTATTAACCCCAAGGGCGGCGTGTCGCCGGGTTACGATAACTGTTATGTCGATTGGGGTAAGGATCAGGTGCGCCTCGATCCGCACGGCCAGTTCGTTAAGTGCCCGGCAGGCTGGCAGCACAAGCTGGTCGGTCCGTATGCAATGGGTATCGGCGGCCTGCACAGCACGGAGAGCCGTCGCGCGCTGGTGGCAACGCCGGGGCGCAGGCTGCTCGACAGGGACGTCGCCGGCTACTACCCGAGCCTGATCATCGAGACGGGCATCTATCCGCCACAGATTGGTGAAGCATTCAAGGACATCTATCACGGCTGGTACGACCGGCGCATGGCCGCCAAGCGTGCAGGAAACAAGAAGGTCGCCAACAGTCTCAAGACCCTCGGCAACGGAACCTTCGGTAAGCTCAACAGCATATACTCGATCTTCTATGCACCGAGCGAGTTGATACAGGTGACGCTCACCGGCCAGCTTGCGCTGCTGATGCTGATCGAAGCGATGGAACTGGAAGGTATTGCCGTCGTGTCAGCCAACACGGACGGCATCGTGATGGATATTGCCGACGACCAGTACCTGACATATCTGTCCATCATATCGTGGTGGGAGCAACTGACCGGCTTCGAGACGGAAGAGACGGAGTACCGTGCGGTATATAGCCGCGACGTAAATAGCTACGTTGCCATCACCACGGATGGCAAGCTCAAGACCAAGGGTGCCTACGCACCGCCAGAACCGGGCGCAAGCGGCTGGCCCAATCCGACCACTCAGGTCTGCGTCGATGCGGTCTGTGCCTACCTGCTCTCAGGCACGCCGATCGAGACGACCGTCCTGTCATGCACCGACGTGCGCCAGTTCGTCACCATCCGTGACGTCAAGGGTGGTGGTGTCTGGTCGAGCAAGCAGATCGCGATCGACGATTGGGTACTGCTGGTGGATACCGGCACCGCAAAGAACATATGGGCAGCAGCCGGCGATCCGACCAAGACTGTCAATCGCAAGAGCCGCCCGCCCGCGCGCATGGTGTGGGTCGATGACGTGAAGCTCGGCCGCATCGTCCGCTGGTACTACTCGACCGGTGAGACTGGTCCGATCCGGTACAGGACGACCGGGTCGATGGTACCGAAGACCGAAGGTTGTCGCCCGATGATGGAACTGACGGACGGGCTGCCGGCCGACATCAACTACCTCTGGTACTTTGCAGAGGCCCGTAGCTTACTTAATGACGTGGGGGTAACGATATGAGAAACGATGGAGGGCCGGCGTTTCCGGTGACGGCAGACGTGCTGTGCGACCATACAAGCGGGACAAGCGTACGGCTGACTGGCATGACACTGCGTGACTACTTTGCGGCGCATGCACCACAACCGCCGGTAACGTGGCGTGGTGGCGAGTGGATGCAATCTGGAACGAATGCACTTGCTACGTATATCGCTTGGCGCTGGTACTATGCCGACACCATGCTTGCCGAGCGTGCCCAATGAACGTGACCGACATCATCGTCCGCGCCAGTGCCGAGTGGCCCGCCTTCAAGATCGATCCGGCGTGGTGCCTGCGGTATCTGGAATTGTGCGATGGGTTCCTGCGCAAGCACCGCACGTTCTGCGCCGAGCAGCCGCTGGTGTATGTCGTCAATGCCGGCCTGCGCTCGTCCGACAAGCTGCCGACCGACTGCTGGTGCGACGGGTTTGACCGGTTGCTGCGGTTCGGCTGGATGCTTCCGATGCCGCAGCGACTTAACGGCAGCCGGCAGTGGATGAGTTTGTTATGAAACCGTTAGTTATTTATCATAAAAATTGTGCGGACGGATTTGCAGCAGCCTTCGCTGCGTGGCAAGTGTTCCGTGCGGACGGTGCCGACTACCTGCCGATGGACTACGTCAAGAAGACCATCACGCTTCAGGAGTTCCGCGCGCTCGTTCCGCCACTGGTCGGCCGCACGGTAATCATTCTCGACTTCAGCTTCCCGAAGCACATCATGCAGCACATCTTTACCGAGGCTAACAACAGCGTCTGGATCGATCACCACAAGGTGGCCTTCGAGATGTGGATCGAGCGATACGAACCGGGCATGCGCTACACCAAGAGCAAGCGCGACAATGTCAAGATCATACTTGACGACAATCGCAGCGGCGCGTGGCTGGCATGGATGTATTTCAATCCGAGCAAGGGTACCGTGCCGCCGACGTTGTTCAGCCTGATCGACGACAGGGACCGCTGGCAATGGAAGCTGAAGGGCACCCGTGAGGCGCACTGTGCGCTCATGTCGATGCGCCCTTGGACGTTCTTCAAGTGGTCGCAGATTAGCATCCCCGACCTGCTTGATACCGGTGCTCGGATCGTCGCCTTCGAGGATGCACAGATCGCCGGACTGATGGACAATGCGCAGGAGATTCACATCCCGATGGATGACACGATACCGGGCATGTTTGAGGAACTGCGCAAGGGGCTGGCATGCAACACCAGCATTCACGTCAGCGAGATCGGACACAAACTCTACGCTGAGTGCGAGACGTTCGGCTGCTGCTGGTCCGTCGATGGGCACGGTGTGGTGTGGATGAATCTCCGCAGCGCAGATGCCGGCATGGACGTGAGCAAGATAGCTCAGAGGTACGGCGGCGGCGGGCACCGCAATTCTGCAGGATTCAAAACCGATTTAATGACAATAGCGAGGTGGTTAAAATGAAACCGTGTGTGAATGATCCGTTGGCGCAGGACGACAGCGAGCGTGTGCGTACTATCAGATGTATGACCTGTGTTGTGGACACCTGTACTGCACGCAGGATACATAAGTCCGCCAGCGCCCTTGACACACAGGTAGCTGGCAATCACTACAAGGACATGGTGATCCAGCCGGTCGAGTTCATTACGCGCAACCAGATCGGATTCCTGCCGGGCTGCGTGATCAAACGTGTCTGCCGCTACAAAAACAAAGCCGGCGTCGAAGACTTGCGCAAAGCCATTCACGAACTGGAACTCATGATCGAACTGGAGTACGGCAAATAAGTTTCGCCACCCCTTGCGTACCCATTCCTTCCAGTTTGGGGTTTCAGTGAGCCGCTTGGGGTGGCACCCTACAAGGAGAAGACGATTGAACACGCTCGATGCAGAAACGAAGACTCATGGCGGCCAGTCCTTGTTGACCGACGGGTTAGGCCACGCGGAGCGCGCTTGGTGTCCTGCACGTCGGTCAATACACCCGTTCATCGCGCGGTGTGCCGTCAAGTGTGTGGGTGGCAGGTGCTGGTACCGACGTCGAGCGGATAGCCCCGCTGACCGACGCAGAGAAGGCTGCACGGTACCGTGACCGTGGCAACGACACACACGGTGCGCGGACCCTGCAGCGTAATGCTCGCAAGATTGCTGCTGGTGCGACACTGGCTGGATTATTGGGAGTGAGATAATGAACGGAAACGACGAGCGCCACGGATACCCCGACTTCGGTTGGGGAGTGTTGATAGGGGCAGGGGCGATGTTTTGTACTATTGTGGTGATTTATGCAATTGTGAAGTTGATACTATGAACCCACTTGATATCAAAGACCTGACCGAAGCGCGGCGTGTGCTGACGATGATGCAAGTGGAGAACGCTGAAAATAGAAGCGCGCATAACTCTCTGGTGGAGCAACTCGCCGCCATGACGCAGGAGCGGGATGCTGCAAAAACACTTGCCATCTTCTACAGCGAATTAGCTGCCGCCTCTCAAGCCATAGAGCAGCAGTTGCGGGAGGCGTTGGAATCGGCGCTACCGGCTATTGGGTACGGCTACGACGCTTGCCGTTGTGCTTCGGCCTTGCACACCGTTCAGTCTGCACAATTCGACGTGGAGTCAGCCCTCTCCCTCCCACAAGACGACACCGCATTGAAAGCGTGGGGGGCGGAGTTGCTACGGGAAATAGCAGACGGGGTTATCGGAGTACGCGAGGAGATGATTCTGCGCCGCAAAGCCGACGAACTGGAGGAAAAGAAATGAGTACAACTGACGCAGATTGGCGTGACCCTGTATGGGCGAAGATGCCAAATAAGACAACCGAACCCGCTGCACTTGCGGGGATTGAGCCGGTGGCGTATGTAGTGTATGCGATAGGCCGACCACCTCACTTTGTTCCGGTAATAAATGGAAGAATAGCCTTCAAGGTTGATGGATACACGCCACTCTACTCCGCCGCCACAGTCGAGCAGTTGATCAGGGAGCGGGATGAGGCTATCGGAGCAAACATACTAAACAGAAATGCCTTGAAGTGGAAAGAAGAACAACTCGCCGCCATGACGCAGGAGCGGGATGATCTTCTACAAGCACGCGCAATCTGCCCTGAGTGTGCCAAGAAGATTGATGAAGCTGCTGGCATTGATCTTGTCGGATTGAACAAGCGACTCGCCGCCTGTCAGCAGGAGAAGGATGATTACAGGGCGGCGTTGGAGTTGATCGCAGACACAGACCCCGATGACGGTACGCAATGGTTCCATTACACCGCTAGCGAAGCCCTCGCAAAGTACCCCCACGAGGACGCCATCGAACAGGCGAGGAGGTTGGTATGAGATTACTTATTGAAAAGGATTATGGCGGCACGTTGTACCGTCTGATGACTTCCTAATCGGCTACGCCATCGTTATCGGTGTGCTGATTGTTACTGTGACTATCCTACAAGGAGGCCCGAAATGATCCCGCGTTGGTTTATCAGCATGGTCTTGGCGTGGCTGGAGTTCGATTTGAAAATAGCGCGTTCAACCGGGCGTAATCCAACCAACATTGCAGCAATCAGCGGCGCTATCAACGAGTGGGATTTGATCCTGCTCCGCAAGGACACCCCGTTACTTCCTCCCGCCTAGCACCTCGTTGTAGCGACCAGTCAGGCCGGTGATCTTGTCCTCGATCATCTTGACGCGCTCCTTGTTGGCACCCCTCTCGATCAGTTCCCGCTTCTGCCGACGCAGATAACCGATCTCGCGTTGTGCCTTGTCGGCAGTCTGCACCAGCCTAGCGTCAGGGTTGCGTTCCATGTAGCGCAGAAGTGCATCGCGATCGCTGGCATCCTTCATCTCTTCCATCGCAGACTTGTGCGCGCCGATCCGTTCAAGGTTCCTGTAGAACTTGCTAGTCTCGGATGCCTGCCCCTTCGTCTCGCCGATGAATCGACCCACGCCGAGCGGTGTCTTGTGGATCGGCAGTTCCTCACCTGTGACCTTGCTGCTGGCGAACTGCGTTAGCTTCAGTACCTCACGACCAACACCACCTGTAGCTTGACCGACCAGATAGTCAAGCTGGTCGGGTGTCGGTGATGTCATGCCGATCTCATACTTGCCGCCACCAGTGATGTAATTGACCGCATACGACAGCCAGCGACTCGGCGGCGAGGCAACATCCTTGGCACGGGTCCAGCCTGCGGTGGGCTGCAGTCTGCTGAAGTCTTCCTTGTAGATACTCTTGCCGGTCCAGTCCTTGTTCTCGGCCAGCGAGACGATCGGATCACCAATGGTCGGAGACAGCGTCTGAGCAAACGTACCGCTGCCGATCGGATTGAATGCATCGAGCAGTACGTTTGCCAGCCGCGACAGTTTCTTGCCGGAGTCGCGCCCGCCAGAGATGAGCAGTTCCGTCGTGATCCGGCCGATGTTCGGCAGCACGTGGAAACCGAGCGGCATCGGCACGCTTAGATACTTGTCGCTGCCCGGCAAAGGTATCAGGAAATTCTTCTCACGCTGGAACTGCGGAGGTTCCTCGTCGTCCCATCCAGCCAGCATACCGAGGAATGCCTGCAGCACACCGACCATCATGCCGCCATAGACGATCTTCTGTCCGACTGCCGTCAGCTTTCCATCCTTGCTGGTTGTCTCAGCGATGCGTGCGGTGCCCTGAACTGCCGCGTTAAAGAATGCGTAGAGCGCGCCGGTCTGTACGGCGGCCAGTCCCTTCTTGTTGAAGTTCACCGTCAGGTTCTTTGCGAGCGATGCAGCAGCGTCACGACTCATGCCGTTGTCCAGTGCTGCCTTGTACGCAGACAGGCGCATCGCATTCTCAACCGACGTGTTGTAGTCGGACAGCCAGCCGAATATAACGCTGTGCTTTTCACCGACCGCCAGCCATTGCTGTCCCTTGCCGGCATGTTTCAACTCTTCGGCAATATCCTTGGCGCGATCTTCGCTGGTCAGGAACATGTCGCGATAGCCGGTCTGCCCACCGTCAGCTTGAAACTGTTCAAACAGTTGCGCCCATTGCGAACTTGGCGTGCGGCCGGCGCGGTGATCGCGAAGGTCGATATAGACGCCGATCAGTGCTGACCATGCATTGCGTGCTATCTCAGCACGATGACCCGACAGCGGCGTGCTCGACAGGTTCAGCATGCCGGTGAATAGATCGCGGATGCCGTTGGTCAGGCCGAAGACCGGGTTGTATTGCGTATTGACCGCAGCGAACCAGCGTGTCACGGGAGCGATGACCTGCAGCGCCCCACTCAGTTCCGGCGCATCGAGGTTCTTCAGGCCGCTGACCGCTCTCTGCGCACGCTTCTTGTTGGAGAACATCACGTACCGGTCTTCGCCATTGATCCGTGCGCTCATTACGTTGTCGCGATTGCGCAGCGCCGGATTGATCCGGGTTGCTTCCAGCCCTGTGTTCGGATCGATGTAGCGTTGCACCGGTTCGCGAGCGATGTTCTGCGCATCGAGCGGATTGACACCGAGCGCCACCAGTTCGGCGACGACCTTGGCGAGCGCGGCCGGCGACAGACCTTTGTTGAGCGTCGGATTGAGCGGTATCCAGAACTCAGGATTCGGTGCCGTCAGCGCCAAACCATAGACCGCCTGCGCAACACGGTTCTTCTCACCCCTGACAATGGCCCGCTCCCGTTGCATAGCGACGTTGGCGAGGATATTGATGACCTTGCGCTTACTACCTAGCGCCCGCCTGCTGGCAGCCCCTCTGACGTCGAATCCTGACCCCGTGCCGGCACCGAGATTGAATGCACCCGAGTAGTTCGCATCGGACTCCATGTCCCGCTTGAGCGGAATGTAATGGGCGTATGTCCGCTTCCACGTATCGACGGTTGCTTGCGTCTCCAGCTTGTACTGCACCAGCAGATCGAGCGTGCCGTTGGTGATCGCTTCGACCTTCGTTGCGACGGACGGCAATCCGCGCAACGCGGCAGCCGATAGCTGTACCGTCTCGCCGTTCAGGGTGACAGCGCGGCCGGCGAGGATGTCAGCAGCCTGTGCGTCGGTCATACCCGATCCATCGGTAATGGCCGGATTGGTACGAGCGTTAGCCGCGTTACGTTCCGGTGCATGCCGTGCCCACATGTAGTAATGCACGTCCTCTACCGTCACGCCACGGTGCGACATATCCTCCAGCAGTTTGCGCATCTCGCCGCTGTTGAATTCCTTGACACGCGACGACGCCCGACCGTGATACAACGTCTCCTGCAGATACGGATCGAACCGTTCAGCAACGGCGACACCTGCATCACGGATCGCACGGAGGATTCGCTTCGTATCGATCAGGCTGTCCTGCATCTTGCGGACAAAGTCGTCCCAATCCGTAACGTCAGGGTCGGTCCATGTCTGGTTGATCGGCTGGCCGGTCAGGCGGGAGCGGGGGGTGCTGAGTTTAGCTACGTCCATACCGGCGACCTGCTCACGGGTGACGACAACACGACCGTTGACCTCGGCTCGATCCTTCGCTATACTCCAATCCACGTTCGGAATTCGCGTTTTCAATGCGCCTACAACCCCGTCCGCAGCCGCAGCCAACAAACCTGCGGCTTTTTCGTCCACATAGTGCAGCAGTCCGTCATTTATCCACCGCTGTAGCTGTGCGTGATCACCGGGATGAATAGTCATTACGAAGCCGTGACCTGCCTGCGGTTCTAATGCGACGACAGGATACTTTCCGTCGATAGCATCGCGCAATACAACACGGAAGCTGTTCGTATTGTCACCACCCGCGCTACTAAATACAGCCAGCGGATCGGCCAGATATTTAGGCAGGTCGAATATTACCTTCGGATCGAGAGCTTCCCCGTGCCTTGATCTACCGTGCATATTCATAGGTTTTTCCAGCAGCGTAGTACCGGAACCGACGATACGTTGCGGAATGTTGCGGAACACTTTTCCTTTTTTACCATCAACGATTTGCCGCAGTACGGCCGGCATGTCCATGATCTTTATCGTTCGAGATTGAGCAAATTGCTTGACGCGCTTATCATCTGAATCCAGATCGCGCGCCACATTCTTTAGTTCAGTCAGATACTGACCGCTACCTACCGGCTGGAACCGTCGCTCACTCCGACGTATGTCATCGTCCTCACGGCTGTACGCACCAGAGTTACCGCTCGCCGACTTGACCTGATTGGGCGAGAACACCGCAAGGTTGGTCACGCCGCGCTCACGGACATAAAAACTGTCGTGGTTGGCGCGGATGTACTCCTGCACCTTCTCGCTCTCGATTGCGTTCCAGTCGCCACGTTCCAGATCGCCGATGTGTTGCGCAACCTCGACCATCTCGCCGTTGATGAATTCATGCCCCATCCACGATCCGCCGAGCACGTCTTCTATCGCACGCACATGCTCGGGGTTGCGGTAGTCAAACGGATTCTCAGCCCGCACGTACAGCGGCATGATGTTCGACTCGCTCGGCATGAACAGTTCGATCTGCTTGGTCAGGTACGGGCTGTGTCCTTCCGACTGGTCGATGCGCAGCATCTCACGCTCACGTTCGCGACCGGGTGGCAGTTCGCGTATGGCTTTTGTAGCAGCCGCCTTGGCCTGTGTGATCTGCTCGGGCGTCATCCACGTCCAGTAGTTGCGCAGCATCCAGCCGCGCGACAGGTCCGCGAAGTCACCGGCAAACGACGGCTGGTCCGTCAGGAAGATTGCATCCGCCTGTTGCGGCCGGAACTTGGTGATGTCCCGTGACGTGCCGTGGTACATGCGCTTGAGAGAGCCGTCAGGATTGCGGACGACCGTATCGCCGGCCCATGCTTCGAGGTTACGGCGTGGCTCGGAGAACAACGGCATGCCGATCCGTGCCTGTTGCCGCATCTCGTCGGTGATGTCGAAGCCGGGTTGGACCGACAGGTCGTGCTTGTATTCGGTGATGGCACCGCCGTTGTCTTCGTCAAGGTCCGGCTCGCTGTACTGGCCGAGATTTACCGTACCCAACGTCGCACCGAGCTTGCGCGCGACCTGCGGAATGATCTGGCCGTAGAAACCTTTCATCCCTTCGCCGCCAATTTTCAGACCGTCGCCTTCTAGCTTGCCTTTGTATTCTCCTGTTATTTTTTTTGCGACTTCTTTGCCGACTGTATCTTCAAGGTTGCGGCCGACAAATTGATATGCAAGATTATTGCGACTAGCATCAAGAACTTTTCCATTGTCGGTATCGAAGCGAATCAGTCCTTTCGGGCTGTCAATGATGACGTGCTGTGCAGTGCTACCTGAAACCGGAGACCATTCGATACTGCGCACCTGCGTAGATAACGAGTATCTCTCGTTCTGTTGCTCGCCCGTCGTCCATGCCACCCTGTCGAATCCGTTATCGACGGCATGACTGATAGCCCGCTTGAGTGCTAGGGCGACCCATGCTTTTGTGTCGGTGACGAAGGGGGCGAATGGGACGGACTGTTGGCCTTGTAGGTACGCGGACTTTGCGCCCTCTGCAGTCTGAAAGTGTTGGGTGGCTACAGCACCAGTATCTGTCAGCACAACAAACCGCTCGACCTCTTTGACATCGTTGCCGCCAAGACCTTGTAACGGATTTTTAATGACAACTTTTTCCACTCGGAACCCACGAGGTAGTTCACCAGTTACAGCAAACCCTTCCTTCCGCCCCTTCTGCGCCCAATCGCTTTGCACTTCCTCGATGAACATGACGCGCTTGCCGTCCGCGTCGAGGCGCGTGTTGAACCGCAGGTGCGCGAGGATGTTCAGTTGCGTGTAGTGGCTGCTGCGGAACGATGCGGCAGGTTTTGTTTCTATATCGCGAATGGCAGCGTCTACTGTCGGATACCGTGTACGCTCAAACCGCGTGACAATATCAGCAAGTGCCGTCACGCCCCATGTACCGTCTGCGTTTTGCGCTATTGATCCGACATTTCCATGCGTGCCGACTATAAGACGAATATCACCTGCTCCTTTTACAGTCAAACCGCTCGCTTCCTGCGACTCAGGCAACGTCAGCAGCAACTCACGGTACGTACCGGGCTTGCCGCCCGGTATGCGCAGACTGCTGCTGTCGTGCTTCGGCGTCTCGCCACGTGCGGCCTTGCGCAATTCAAACAGTTCGTTCTTGCGGTTGAGTGCCTTGCCGTATTCGAGCATGGCGTCATATTGTTCTTGGTTGTAACCAATAGCCTTTAACTTCCTGTCGTTACCAGATGCAGCGTCACGCATTGCGGAGATTGACATCTGCGCACGAAGCTCTATTTCATCCTGCGTAAGATTTGATGCAATCTTCCGCAGCCGAGTCACCTCGGCGTCCTGCTCCTGCAACTCAGCATCCAGCCGCTTGTACTCCGGTGAGTCCTCACCAGAGCCGAGCATAACGTCCTTGACGCGCACGCCGTTGCTGGCGAGCCAGTCCTGAATCTGCGCACCTGTCACGCTGCGTTGCGTTGCCAGCCAGTCCAGCACGCCGGACCATGTGAGTTCGTCTTTCTTGACTTGCAGCTTGCCGGCATTGCTGGTCAGCCACAGTGCTGCTTCCTTGCCGGTTTTAATCTTGGCCGGCAAGCCACCGACCGCTTCCGACAGTTGCGAGCGGTACCATTCTTTGCGGGCCTCAGACTTGCGGGCTTCGGCGCTGGCACGACGCTGAGAGAATAGCGGCATACCGGCAGCGGCCGACTCACGGAGCTTGTCGGTAATTTCGAAGCCTTGTTGGACGGCGATAGCGGTAGCATTGTCGCCAGCCGTCATTTTTTCCACGCGAGCTTCTGCCGCCTCTCGCGTGTCATAACCGGATTCATCGGTAGTAAATCGACCATCGTAGCTGACAGCAAATCCAGAGCCGCCGTTCTTGCTCAGATCAACAACTTCGTATTTATTACCGGCATGTACCTCAATATCCTTGACCCGCACGTCCTTGTCGAACTTGCGGAGTATGTCGTTCGCAATCGTCGGCAGCATCCGATCGTAGAAGCCAGCCATGTCGGTGTCACTAATTGTAATGTCATCGCCGGAAATCTCGCCCGACTGGGTTGG